GGGGGCTCATGGTACACTAGTTGCTGAAAATATTTTGGAAAATTAAATTAAATTACGTATATTATGGTTATGGAAAATAAATATGATGAATGGCCTAAGAGCCAAAAATTAAAAAAAGCTGATGGTACAGTCGCTTATGTATGGGATAATAAATTACACAATTGGGATGGTCCAGCATTAATACCAGAGGGTAATATGAAAAAAAGAGAATATTATTTGTATGGTATTAAGTATAGTGAAGCTGAACATAAAGAGGCAATAAGAAATCAAACAGGATTACCTTGGTATAAGCAACCAGCACCTAAAGGTATGACTCATAGAAATTAAATATGAAAATAGGTTTATGTGGTACAATGAGTGTAGGTAAAACTACACTAGTGAAAGCATTACAAGATTTACCTGAATTTAAGGATTATAATTTTGCTACAGAACGTAGTAAATATTTAAATGATTTAGGTATTCCATTGAATACTGATTCTACATTAAAAGGTCAAACAGTATTTTTAGCAGAAAGATGTGCTGAATTAATGAATGATAATATAATTACTGATAGAACTATATTTGATGTAATGGCTTTTACTATGAATGCGAAATCAATTGGAAGATATGATAAGGAAATTTTTGAAAGCTATGCGAAAGAATTCATCAGAGAATATGATTATATTTTTTATATTTCTCCTGCTGGCTTACCTATTGAAGATAATGGAGTAAGAGAAACAGATGAACATTATAGAGATATAATTGATTTTTCTATTACTAGTTTACTTAGAAAATATGGTCATTTAGCAAATAGTGTAAATATTATAAAAGGTAGTACAGAGGAACGAATTGAACAAATGTTGAATGTTATAGAATTTTGACATATTTATAATAAAAACTCTATAGCAATGAAAAAATCTGAATTAAAATCATATATTAAGGAAAGTATTATAAACATATTATCTGAGGATTTAGACGAAAAAGAAGAACAGGTAGATAGAATAGCCAAAAAAGTAGAAGATTTAACTAATCAAATTGATAATATCCAACTAGAGGAAGAGGATGATGATAAAGATGCTATTAAGGCGGCTGAAAAAGCTAGGGGTAAAAATAAAAAATACGATATAGTACTTAAACAGTTTAAAGAAGTAGAAACAGAAATGAGATCTTTAGCTAGAGAATATAGTAAAGCCGATGGTGCTAAAAAAGAAGAATTATTAAAAAAGCTTAAGGATTTAACTGGTAGAAAAAATGAGTTAAAAAAAGAAGTAGATAAATATGCAGATGATCTCGTCTAAAGAAAGAGTTATATATATTTTAAAAATACTAGTTTTGATTTGTATTTTAGGGTGGTTGTTATATTCAGATGAAGAAAATTATGTTGAGGATTATAATGCTAAAATAGAGGCATTAGAAGCAAAAGTTGATTCTTTACATACAATAAATGATGATTTATCTGTAAAAATTGATACTTTAAATACTCAAATTCTATCCTTAGATAAAGAAATAGTAAACCAGGATAATTTAATTAATAATTTAAGAATAAAAACTAATGAAAAAGTTAAAGCTGTTGATAATTTTAATGATGACGAGCTTTATCAGTTTTTCACAGAACGATATAGACAGTACCTCGATTCGATTGGAAAAACCGATAGTAAAATTAGTAATTAAAGATCTAATTACTGGTGATGAAGCTAAAGAAACATTATCTATTACTGAAACAAAGATTAATTTATTAGAGAGTAAAATATCTTTAAAAGATAGTGTTATATTTAGTTTAGAAACTAAAATAAGTAATTTTGAATCTATAATGGATAATAGATCTCAACAATTAGCATTATCAAAAGAACTATCAGAACGATTACAAACTGATTTAAAAAAACAAAAACTAAAAACTAAACTAATGGGGGGAGCAGGAATATTAGTAGCGGTAGGAGTTGCTATTTTAGTTAAATAATATGGCTGGGGATTTAAAAAAAGTAATAAGAAGTGAATATCTAAAATGTGCTAAAGATCCTGTGCATTTTATGAAAAAATACTGTTATATCCAACACCCACAAAGAGGTAGAATTCAATTTAATTTATTTCCATTCCAAGAAAAAGTATTAACATTATTTAGAGATAATCCTTATTCTATAGTATTAAAATCTAGACAGTTAGGTTTATCTACTTTATCTGCAGGCTATTCTTTATGGATGATGTTATTTAATAAAGATAGAAATATACTTTGTATAGCAACTAAACAGGAAACTGCTAAAAATATGGTTACTAAGGTTAAATTTATGTATGAAAATTTACCTTCCTGGTTAAAAGTAGATGCGAATGAAAATAATAAATTAAATTTACGGTTAGTAAATGGATCCCAAATTAAAGCCACTTCAGCGAGTAGTGATGCTGGTAGATCAGAAGCAGTATCTCTTCTAATAATTGATGAGGCAGCATTTATTGATAATATTGCTGAAATATGGGCTTCAGCTCAACAAACATTAGCAACTGGAGGTGGTTGTATTGCTTTATCTACACCTTATGGTACAGGTAATTGGTTTCATCAAACTTGGACTAGAGCAGAAGCTGCTGAAAACGATTTTTTACCTATTAAATTACCTTGGTTTGTACACCCGGAAAGAGATGAGGCATGGAGAAAAAGACAAGATGAATTACTAGGTGATCCTAGAATGGCAGCTCAAGAATGTGACTGTGATTTTAGTACCTCTGGTGATATAGTATTTTATCCCGAATATATAGAATATTATGAAAAATCATTTATTAAAGATCCATTAGAAAGAAGAGGTGCTGATCAAAATTTATGGGTTTGGGAATCCCCAGATTATTCTAGAACTTATGTTGTAGTAGCGGATGTATCTAGAGGTGATGGAAAAGACTATTCTGCATTTCATGTAATTGATGTAGAAAATAATGTACAAGTAGCTGAATATAAGGGACAATTAGGAACAAAAGAATATGGTCATTTATTAGTTGGTATAGCAGCAGAATATAATGAGGCAATGTTAGTAATAGAAAATGCTAATATTGGTTGGGCAACTATTCAGGTAGCTATTGATAGAGCATATCCTAATCTTTATTATTCACAAAAGAGTGACCAAGCAAATGTAAATTCGTATTTTGACAAATATCAAGATCACTCTAAAATGGTTGCTGGGTTTACTATGTCATCAAGAACTAGACCAATGGTAATAGGTAAATTCCAGGAATATTTAAGTGATAAAGGAGTAACAATACAATCGAAAAGATTAATTGAAGAAATGAAAACCTTTATTTGGAGAAATGGAAGACCAGAAGCACAATCAGGTTATAATGATGATTTGGTTATGTCGTTTGGTATTGCTATGTACATTAGAGATACATCTCTTAAACTTAGACAAAGAGGAATAGAATTAACTAAACAATCATTAAATAATATGACAGTCAACCGTACACCTTATCAGGGAAGTTATGGAGGAGGATTTGGAAAAGTAAAAAATCCTTACCAGATTGATACACCTGATGGTAAAGAAGACATTAGTTGGCTTTTATAGCAATATTTATAACAATAATTATATATTAATATGGCAAATACAAGTGTATTTTCAAGACTAAGAAGATTATTTTCTACAGATGTTATTATAAGAAACGTAGGTGGTAATCAAATCAAAACAATAGATTCTGGGCATATACAATCAAGTGGTGATTATGAAACTAATGCTTTAATAGATAGATTTAACAGAGTTTATTCTACAATGCCTACATCTTTATATGGGGCTCAATTTAACTTAAATTATCAATATTTAAGAACCCAACTTTATTCAGAATATGATGTAATGGATCAAGATGCTATTATAGCTTCTGCTTTAGATATCGTTGCTGATGAATGTACACTTAAAAATGATATGGGTGAAGTACTTCAAATTAGAAGTTCAAATGAGGATATTCAAAAATTATTATATAATTTATTTTATGATGTATTAAATGTTGAATTTAATTTATGGATGTGGACAAGACAAATGTGTAAGTATGGTGATTTCTTCCTTAAATTAGAAATTGCTGAAAAATTTGGTGTTTATAATGTAATACCTTATACTGCTTACCATATTGAAAGAATAGAAGGATCCAACCCAGAAAACCCAGCTGAAGTAAAATACAAATGGAATCCTGATGGATTTGCTGGTAGTTCTTATGGTTACTATAATGTACCAGGACAACAACTAGATGCAGGCCCAGATGATAAAGGTTCTATTATATATGACAATTTTGAAATGGCTCACTTTAGAATGGTAGGAGATGTTAATTACTTACCTTATGGTAGAGCTTATATTGAACCAGCTAGAAAATTATTTAAACAATATACATTAATGGAAGACGCGATGTTAATTCATAGAATTGCTCGTGCACCAGAAAAAAGAGTATTTTATGTAAACGTTGGAGCTATTCCACCTAATGAAGTAGAAGCATTTATGCAAAAAACTATTTCAAATATGAAACGTACTCCATTTATGGATGAAAAAACTGGTGAATATAACTTAAAGTATAATATGCAAAATATGCTTGAAGATTTTTATATACCAGTTAGAGGAAATGATCAAGCTACTAAAATAGATACTACACCAGGTTTAGCATATGATGGTATTGCTGATGTAGAATATTTAAGAGAAAAGTTATTTGCTGCACTTAAAATTCCTAAAGCATTTTTAGGATATGATGAAAATATAGAAGGTAAAGCTACATTAGCTGCTGAGGATATTAGATTTGCTCGTACAATTGATAGAATTCAAAGAATATTACTTTCAGAATTAAATAAAATTGCACTAGTACATTTATATACTCAAGGTTATACAGATGAAACATTGACTAATTTTGAATTATCAATGACTACACCATCAATTATATATGATCAAGAAAGAATTGAATTATTAAAATCAAAAACTGAATTAGCACAATCAATGTTAGATCAAGGTTTAGTACCATCTGATTGGATTTATCATAACATTTATCACTTTAGTGAAGACCAATATGATGAATACAGAGATTTAGCTAGGGAAGATGCTAAACGTAAATTTAGATTAGCACAAATTGAAGCCGAAGGTAATGATCCAGTAGAATCAGGTAAATCTTATGGTACACCTCATGATTTAGCTTCATTATATGGAAAAGGTAGAATGTATACTAATCCAGGTGAAGTTCCTAAACCAGGTAAATATGCTGCTGATGATCCAAAATTAGGGAGACCAGTTAATTCAATGACAAACAGAGGAAAACAAGACAATAATTTTGGTAAAGATCCATTAGGTGTAAAACGTATGAAAGATACGGATAAAAATGATGGAGATAATAGACCAAACATATCTGAATTTGAAAGTCCTAAAGTAACTTATATGAAAAACAAAGATATGTTTAAAAAAATTAATAAGAAACAATTAGTTTTTGAGCGAGATAAAAATGATAGTGATTTACTTGATGAATCTCAACTAAAGAGCTAATATTTATAAATAAATATATTTTTGATGAAAATAAAACATTCAAAGTATAAGAATACAGGTATTCTTTTCGAATTATTAGTAAGACAAATCACGGCAGACACACTTAAGGGAGTTGAATCCCCCGCTATTGGTTTGCTTAAAAAATATTTTGTTAAAACTTCATTAGGTAGAGAATATAAGTTGTATGAATCTATACTAAAATCTAAAGTTATAAGCGAAAATAAAGCTGCTTTATTTATTTCTACTACTCTAGATAATTCTAAAAAATTTAGTAGAAGTAGTTTAAAAAAACAAAAGTATAATTTAATTAATGAAATAAAAAATCATTATGATTTAGATAACTTTTTTGGAGCTAAAATAAAAGATTATAAAGAATTAGCTGCTTTATATACATTAATAGAAGGTACTAATAACCAAAATCATGTTGATACTAATCAATTAGTTAATAATAAAATTACATTATTGGAATTCCTAACTAAACAAGAAGTATCTACAGAACAAAAAGATATAGTATTAGAAGAATTTTCTACTTATGATAATGATACTCGTATTTTAACTTATAAAATTTTACTTGAAAGATTTAATGAAAAGTATGATGGTTTATCAGAAGATCAAAAACGTGTATTAAAAGAATATATTAATTCTGTAGATTCAACTCCGGGATTAAGAGATTTTTACAATAATAAAATCAACGAACTTAAAAATATTATAATTGAAAATTCAAAAAATATAAAAGATAAAGTTACTCAAATAAAAATTGAAGAAATATCTAAATATTTAGTTGAACTAGATAAAAGTGATAAGGTCAATGATGATAACTTAGTTGATTTGTTGCAGTATTATGAACTAATTCAAGAAATAAAAGCAGCAAATGCCGTACAAATATAAACTTACTGAAATGTCTAAAACTGCTTCACCTAAAGAAGCAGAAAAAGAACTAAAACGTAAACCAGGAGAACCATTTAAGGTTGGACAGGTTTCCTTTAGTGATGATGGACAAAGAAAATCAGAAATAACTGACATTAATCCTGTAACAGGACAGATAAGTTGGAAAGTAACTCAATTACCTGGGTTTGATAAGTTATATGATGAAATAGATGATTTAGTTAATGTGTCTAAAAGAGTTTATGTTAAAACTAAGGATGATCCAAAATTTAGAGAGTTTTACGAAAGTGCTCGTAAACTAAGAAATTCTATTAGAACCCATTTAAGAAACGAATACCCAGACGAATATAAAAGAATAACTAGAATAGCTGAAGAAGAAGTAGATGAAATGTCTACATCAGGTGGAGCAGGAGCTTATTTAACACCTTATGCTTTTAGAAAAAAAGGTAAAAAACCAAATATTAAAGCATATAAAGAAATAGGATATAAAGAAGTAAAGGAAGCAATGGATGGTGGTTCTTTATTTGACTATTTTAATAAAAAATATATAGTAGATGATCACTTCCATAGTGATGATAGTTACATTGTTAAAAGAGAACCATCTGGAAAAGATCAATATGTAATATTTGATTATGATAAAGATAAAGATCAATTCCAAATCAGACAAATGGGTGGTTATAGAATTGATCGGGAAGAGGCTATTAAAGCTGGAATGAGAGAAACAAGTAGCTTAGCTAGGGTAGGAATGGATGCTTATATGGTAGATGGTAATTATTCACCAACCCCTATTTCAATTAAAGGTTTAAAAGATGTAGTTG